GGCATCTCGGAGCTGTATAAAAAATCGTTTATTGCTTTTTCCCTTGCGTGTTTTGCGTTTGCGAGTTTTTTGTTTCGGTATGTTGCGCCTCGAGCGCTATTGCATGGCTTGCATGCTGCGACGTATCCGTCTTCTATTGTTCCGCCTTTGTCTGATTCGACTAGGTGATCTAGTTCTGTTGCTGTGTTGCGTTTGCACCAATGACACAATGGTTGGTCGCGCAGTAGTTCAGCACGTGCTTGTTTGTAGATCGTGGTGTCGTGTTCGGTTAGTTTGCGTGTCATGCTCGCGCGCTTCGCTTGCGCTGACGCGGCGCTTGCGCGCCTTGTCCTCGGTAGTTGTGAGTGTTGTTTGTTGTCGGGTTCATGTCGGTGCTTTCTTTGTTTGTTAACTGTATGTCATCTGCAGGTCAAGAGATGTGTGAATGCTCCACCCACCAGATTGCCCAACCTGGTTCCCTTTGCACTCATTAGCCGATTATGTTTACGGCTCGCCTCAACGCTTTGCCTAAACCATTTCGCATTGCATGATTCAAGACGCGCTGAACTACCCACGTCACCGTGTTTTATACCTTTCACCTTGCGAGGGGTGTAGGCCTTGCTACTAGCCGGTTGTTTACGCTCTGGGGTTACTCAAGGTGTAGAGAATGTACTCCATGTCACTTGGCTTCCAAACCGCTGCATGACAGCCCGCCATCTCACAAGCGTTTAGCCAAATCTTTTGCCCAGGCGTCAACTTGCCCTTCTCTGCCTTTAACTCAATCACTAACGGCCGACCGCCTTGGAACGGATGCACCATGAACAGATCAGGGAATCCCACATCGCCTTGCACGTTGGTCATCCAGCGTCCTCGAGTGTTCTGTGCCGGCAGATCATGATGCACTAACCAGCCGTAACGCTTGGCAACGCTAATTACCATGTCTTTAAAGTCGGCTTCGCTGATCTTCGCGTCAAGTTTCACTACAAAGCAGCCATGTACGTCTTGTCTGCAAGGTGCTTAATTGCCCAACGCACATACTGTTTTGCTTCGCGCTGGTCTTCTTCAACCATTAAATCGTAAACAGCCTGTAAACGTTCAATTGCATTAATTAGTTCTTCTAATGTCATTTCAGCCTCTCAATGATTTTGCTTGCTTCATGTGATTTCAACAGCTCAAGAACCGCGCTGTCATCGTCCAAGTTCAGTTGAATCATCTCCAACAAGGCAAGATCGTCCATGCCTTTGTCCTTGGCGAGTTTCTTTATGTAACCGATCTGCTTAGGCGTGGCAAATGCACCAGAGGGTATGTGCACAGGATTCTGCCGCGTATCGGTCGGTGTACTTAGGCGCTCAACCTTTTGCATCTCATTGCGCGACGGTCTAGGGCCACTAGCAGGCGCTTGGAGCGGGCAGTTAGCAATCGCGCGACCAATAGCGCTCGTCTCACAGTTCTCTACAAATGACGTGGCATTGACACCGCGGTCGCTTTTGATTTCTTCTGCGTAGCCCGTAGCGACTGGCACCTTGTCGTCCTTGTCTGCATATAGTTCGCAGTAGAACACGCAAGCGTCACCTGTGTAGTTCATCATGCAGGTGTACACGCGCCCGTTCGGGTATGCAGCCCACCAGCGAACTAGCCGTTGCTCGACTGTCTCGTAGTTGCTTAGATCAAAGCCCATCAAATGCCTGCCCAGACGCTTAGACGTTGTGCATGGTCATGCGCGCCACCGCGCTGTGCATATGACAATTCGCCTGTGTTGCGAATAAGACCACGACGCGCAGCTGCATTAAGCCGACCAGCAATGCCCTTGGTAACAGGAAACTGATCACCCAGGTGTTGCCAAATGTCGTCTGATGTAAAGAACCCTTTAGCACGCGCAACGTGCACAATTGCAGCGTCAACTTTGCGCTGTTCTTCTGGCGTCCATTTGGTGTCCGCGCTTGCTTGCGATAACGCCATGCCAACAGCAAACGGTTTTCTTGCCGGCACACGGCCGTCACACACAAAGTGTGTTTTGCCTGTGATCTCTGGGTAGGCAATTGAGCCTTTGCAAATCGTGCAGGTTTTCATTACAAACCAAGCCATTTACGAAGCAAGAATGCTGACACGCGATACGAGCCACAAACTTGAATTGCTGGCAAACCTTCTGCAGCAAAGCCAGTTTCTCGAATGTTTTTGTAAATTGTTCCTTTAGAAACATTTAACACTTTTGCAACTTCAACAACGGTCAAAGTTATTTTTTCGGAATTAAGTATCTCTATTGGTGTTTGACGTTCTGCTTCTTCAATTGCGTTAACGCCGTTTAATGATCTACCCATGGTCGGAATCTCCTTTTAGTCGGTTTAGGAATGTGCTTGTAGTGCTTTGATTGCTAGGTCAAGTGTAGTCACATCGTAGAGTGGCATTGGGTCTTCTAATGACAGCGAGTTTTTCATTACGCGCAAACGCTGGATGATGCTTGCGTGAGGGTTTTTGCTGACGTTCATAATTTCGTCAATCAGACCGAACATTGCCATTGTGTGATTAACCATTTCGGTGCGCTCCAATACCATTTTGCGGGTTTCTTCAGTTAGTTCGCCTTGATTCCATGCCACGCCTTCACTCATTTTGTTGCACTCCATGGCCCCCAGCCGTAACCGTGACGTTCTACGCCGTAATTGTAAATCGCTAACGCTGCCAGCAAATTAACATCAGCCTGTAACAAGTTTTCTGCGCTGGTAATAATGCCGGCATCAGTAAGCCATGGTGTCCAGAATCCGTTGATCTGCATTAGACCGCGCGACCCACCGTTTGGGTCTTTGCTGTTGTAGGCGTTAGGGATGCAACGCGACTCTCTAAACATGACCGATTCGAGCACGGTGCGCTCATTGGCAGGCCAGCCAAGGTTGACCGCTAGCGCGCTGAACTGCTCACAAGCAGAGCTGTACGGGTCAATGTAGATCGTGGATGATGTGCTGGACGTCGTCGTGCTTGGCTCGATCAAATAGGGCGCTAGGGCGATAGTGCTAGACGGGGCACCAGACGCGTCAGGAGCGCCTACAGCGACCGTAAAGCCAAAGACCGTACAAAGCACTAGCCCTATGATTTTCTCTGCAAAGTAGTTCATCGTTTCTCCAAAGGTATGGGCTGACCCCAAGTTGAGGTTGCCGATCTGAATGCGATTTGTCCTAATAAGAACTTGCCCGACTCGGGGCTGGTAAAGATCTGTACCAAGATTTCTTGGCCGTTGTCCATTACTCCTGTATAGACGCTGTAATCAACGATCTGTGGGTCAGTCATTGCCTGTCCTTTTGTCGGTGCTCCGACCCTAGAACATAGATCAAGCCTTGGGTGGGATTTCCCCGAACACCTTTAAGAATGCGGCTTTGACGAAGATCACCGAGTCCGCTGCCTGTGGTGATATCTCGATGTGAAACCAATCGCCACCTGGAGCACCGCTGACTGTTGGCTTGGTGTATTTGCTCCACGCTTGTCTGTCACATTTCCATGCGCGACCGTACGGTGACGGGAAGTAATCAATCACCATCTGGATGCCCAACTCGTTTGCATTGGCAACCAGTTTTTCTACAAACGGCAAAGCAGATTTGCGTGACGCTTGCGGATGACGTGCACTCCCTCGATACGACATGTCCACCGCGCGACCAGTTGCGTGCACCGACAAACTGCCTGGCTTGCCTTTCATATCCCTACGGCCATAACTGCCGTTATTCCACAAAGCGCCTTCAGAGTGATGGATGACCTGCTTTATAAACTCGTTCATGCCGGCACGTGGGCCTGCTGATGGGCCGTCACTATTGCCAATGTATGGCCGTGAGTTGGGGTTAGTTTTGGCTGTTGCCACGACCGAACTTCAGATCTTTGGGGTTGAAGTAACGCAAGGCTGTCGGGCAGACCGCGCCGATCGCAGCTGCCAACAATGCGGATGGGTCTGTGTTTCCTGTGACCGCTAGTGCGACAACGGCGGCGAGCATTGAGCGACCGTATGAGGCGAGCATGGCTTTGTCTTTATCCTTCAACATCTTTGGCTCCTTCTTTTGCTTTTGACTTTAACCCATTTGAGGCAACTAAGCCTGACAACGTGCCAGTCATAAAAACGGTGAGGGTTGACAGCAGGTCTATGAATGCAGAGTCGTTGGGGCTTTGATGACCGATCGGCTGGGTTACGAACATGAGCGCGTACACAAATCCAAGCACGGTAATTGCAAACACGCTGGCAAGGATGATGCCAACAACAACGATTAGTCGAGCGTGCAGTTCTTCTGGTTTAAGGCGTTGTCTCATAAATCAAATCTTTTGTGCAGGTGCCAGACGGGTTGCAGAGCGGTGGCTCACATTCTGGTGCTTTCCAGTTCGCTGGGTCTTGGCATGGGTAACGGTATGAGCCGTCATAACCGCAACTAGATACTGCCCACGCAACCACTACAACTAGTAGCGCGTACCCGATGAATGGACGCCATCGCATTACTCGACTACTGGAGCCGTAAAATCTTGTGTAACTGGGTCATAAGTAAAACCTATGCCGGCATAAGTTTTGCCTTCAACGTCTGCGAATGTTTCTACCCATACGCCTGGGTAACGGTCTGGGTTTTCGTCAATGAACTCTTGTGTTACAGCGTGAACTGCAAGCACTCGCTTGTTGTCGTCTAGTTGGGCAAAGTAAGTGATCATGTTCTAAACCTCACATAAACGATTCCGCTACTGCCTGCACCTGGAGTACCTGTATTAGCGCCGCCGCCACCACCGCCTCGGCCTGCTGTACCGCTTCCTGCTGTGCCTGCATCTGTTCCATTGCCACCGCCGTCTGTGCCGTTGCCTGGTGTTGTTCCACCGCCACCACCACCACCGCTGTAAGTCGTTGCAACGCTTCCGCCAGTAAACGTACTTGCACTTGTGCCTGCACCACCGTTTCCACCAGCTGCGCCTACTGCGTTAGCACCAACTGCGCTTGCGCCACCACCACCACCGCCACCAACTGCAACACCACCGGGGCCGTTACCGCCATTCGAGCCTTGCAATGGGAAACCTAAACCACCTGTGCTTACACGGTTACCGCCACCGCCACCGCAACCACCGTTTTTCCCGTTTGTGTTTTGTTGTGAACCACCGCCACCGCCTGCAGCTGCAATGCTTGCAAGTCCGCTAGGTGAGCCGTTGTAGCCGCCTTGATTGCTACCAGCGCCCGCGCCACCTGGGCCACCAACACCAATTGCAACCGAATAGGTTGTTGCTGCAAGTTCAATTGTTGCTTGCATAATTCCACCACCGCCACCACCACCGGCAAGTGAACCACCGCCACCACCGCCGCCAACAGCAAAAATGTCAAACTTTCCTGCGCGTGAAACAGTAAGAGTTCCGTCTGTTGTAAAAGTCAAAAGTGTGTAAGCAACTCCGCCGACCGTGATGCTCGAGGATGAGCCGCCTGTGGCCGAGCCGTAGCCCGTAGTCCCTAAGTTAAAAAAAGTAAAAGTTGACGCCGACAAACAAAGCAAATAGCCGCCCCCGTATTGCGCCAAAGCAAGTGAACCCGATGTGTTAATTGTTACGCCTACGCCAGCTGTGATCGTGCAAGTGCCTGCACCTTTGTTGGCAACCTGGATAACATCGCCTACCGTAAAAATGCTGTCGTTGACAGTAATCGTTGTTGCGCCGGCAGCGTTCATCATTGTGCGCTTGTAAGCATCATTGACGTCTAGCACGTAGGACGCGGTTTTGTCCGAAATTGGCAAGTTTTGAATGTCATTAAGTTGCTGCGCGGTTAGCACAGCCCCACTAACGAACGGGTATGGCGTGGTCATAGTGCTCCTATCCTAAAACATTTTCGGCGTCAAGTACGCCATAGATCAGGTCGTTCAAGATCAATTCATAGACGATCGTAGTTGGCGCGGTGCTGTAAAGGACGCTGTGACCTGTGCTGAAATCCAGCCGATGCTCGATGCCTTCAACTGACAGCTCTTGAGCCAACTGGGTCGTGCCAGTACCGCTAGCAAACGTCTTTTCTACGCTGATTGTGTCGCCAATATCTATCGTTGCCAGGGTGTCTTTTTGGGCTGTGGTTAGCATCAGATATTTGGTTGCCACGGACGTGTAGCGCGGTTCGGGCTCTGGGTTTAACAGGTAGTCGGCAGCGTCATCAATGCTTGTTTGCTCATGTAGCAGGCTGTTTGTAATGCTTGTTGTCTGAATAAAATATGTGGCAATAGACCCTGCATCGATAGCGGTAGCGGTCTTGCCGTCTAACCCTGTTACAACCGCGCGGTTAATTACCGAGTCAGCCTCAAAACTGATGCCGACCCCGTCATACTTAAAGTTTGTGCCGTCATCATGAAACGCTGCGACAGGCGCGCTTAACGTGTTGCCGATACGGTTTTGGAAAGTGAACACCCCAGCCCTTGACATAAACACACGCCCAAACTCGGCGGTCTCGTTTATTTGGGTGATGTATTGCAACACGTTTGTTCCTGCCGGCACGGTGTAGTCGCTGTCGTGGCCTAGGTTGACGGTGCCTGTGGCGATGCTTCGAGCGCCTGCTGGGAAGTCAACTTCTGGTAGGTCTAGGACTGTTTCTATGCGTTCGCCTGATGTCTCTGGGGTGACGTTTAGTTCGTCTAGGAATGTTTGTGCAAGTAGATAGAACTGGTCAGCGCAATACACGGTCACGGTGTCCAGACCGCCGAGCGCGAAGTTGTAGTCGTAGTTAACGACATATCCGCTAAACAATGATTCGGGGACGTTAGTTGAGCTATAACGGATTAGTCGTACTTCGCGCAATGGGGCAAGCCCTGGCTTGGCTTGTGGTGTGTCGTAGTACGGGCTGTTTTGGTCAAACGGGTTAAAGATGCCGTCCACGTCTTGGATGGTAAATGTCATTGTGCCAGCGCTGAATTGATCGCCCACGTCACGGCGACCGCGCCGCACGTTAACGCTGACAGTTGAATCCATGACATCGGCAAACTCGGTGGTGCCGTCCAGCACATACTCGGTGTTATTCAGTACGCCCTTAACTGGGTCGTCAAGAGTAAATCCGTCTTGGATGAACCCTGTTGCAATTTTTAGGTCATAGTTGCCAGAGTCAACGACCGCTACGCCTGGCATTAGGCCACCTGTAACTGCAACGGCCCAGCGCTACGCGAGTAGGCGCGCAAAGCGTTAACGACCGACTCACCGATCTCGGCACTTGTGGCAAGTCCGCCTGTGACATTGATAGTGATACCGCCACCAGATTGCATGCGATCTAATGGCACAACCGCTTCTGGGCCTGCCTCACCGATCAAGGCAAGCGTAGGACTTGACACAATGCCACCTTCGGCCAAGCGTGGAAGATTCATGCGACCAGCAACTTGTGTCGGTGTTCCGCCAATCTGTGGCACAGGCACATTGGGTACTTTAGGCAAATCAGGCAACAACGGGATTGAGTTGTACGCGCTCACAATTGCGTTAACCGCGCCGATTGCAGCGTTAACCATGCCAGCAAAAAATCCGATCACCGTGTTGACAATTGCTTTAATGCCGTCACGAAACCACTCAAACTTGTTGTACGCGGTCACAAGCGCCACGACCAGTAACGCAATGCCGGCAGCGATCAGGGCAAACGGGTTAAGCGCCATAGCGATGTTGGTGACAACGATTGCGGCGGCTACTGCACCGATAGCGCCAGCGATTGCTAGGAATGCCTGTGGGTTGTCTTGTGCCCACATAGCAAACTTGTTAAGTATCGGAAGCACGGCCTCGACTACTGGCAGGAGCGCCGCGCCGATTGATTCTTTGGTTTCACCGATGGAGTTAGACAGAATCTTCATTTTGCCTGCTGCGGTTTCCGCGCTTGCAGCGGTAGCACCGCCGAACGTACCGCCGAGCACGTCCATGATCTCGTTGAGGCTGGCGCCTTCTTTGATCATTGTTGACATTTCGGGCGACAACGAACGCAACGCCTTAAAGTTGCCTTGGTAGGCCTTGGCAAGCGCGTCTGCAACGGTGGCGCTACTTGTGCCTGTGGCTGTGCTGATGTCCATAACAAGGTTCATGTCGCGCATGGCCATGTCCACATCTTTTGTACCGCGCACAAGTGCTTCCAATGCCAAGCGATACTCGGTGTCAGCAACACCAGACGCTCGAGACATCGCGCTGATCTGATCTTCAACCTGTGCAGTCTGGGCTTTACTTGCACCCGTCACATTGTTAAGCGTTAACGCCAGCGCCGCCTGTTCCTGCTGATCTTCCATTGCAGCCTTAGTTGCGTCACCAAGCGCCAACGCCAAACCGCCAAGCGCCGCAGCTGCCGGCACCGCTGCCTTCTTGATCGCAAACTGGGCTTTTTCGGATGTCGTTTCTAGTTGCTTGAACTGGGCAATAGCCTTCTTAATCCCTTTGCCGTCAAACTCTGAAATGATCGGGATATTGATTGCCATTACGTGGTCTCTCTGTTCGCTTCATCCATGACGCGCTTCACCAGTTGCTCCATCTCGGACATGACATCATTTTGGCGTTGCTCGTACGCTTTCCACATTACTCGCGAATGACTGCCATAGCGTGCGGTTAGCGCGCGCCCTAATGACCCAGCCATGGACGTGTCAAACATGGTGCCAGTCGCGCCCTTCCATTGGATGCCAAAGGTTCCGACATTGGTTTTGTTTCCGCTGTATTCCTTGATCGCTCGAGTATTGATCTTGGCAGCGATCTTTTGTTTCATGCCAGGTATCCACGGCAAGATCTGGAACCCTGATCGGGTTTGCCAGTTGCGCGCCATACCAGACAGCGGAACGCCAGTAGGCACAAGTTTGTTTGCATCGTCAATAACAGGCTTAACGATCTGTTTGTAACTTGTTGTAATTTCTCGGCGCAGGTTTTTGTCAATCTTGTTAAGGGTCTTCAAAGCATCCTTAAGCCCTACGACCTCAACCCTCGCCGATACTTCTGCCACGTCATCTCCGTTTTTTGTTTGCCTCGTTAAGCACTTTAATGACCGTTGCTATATCTCGAGCGTCAAACACAATGTCGCTAGGCCACCAACCGACCGCGACCAAAATCTCTGCTAGTTGGCGACGGTAGGT